AGAAGAACAAGCTATTTGTGTATGATTCGACCAGCTGGGGATGTGCTTCAGCCTTGCCGAATCATACGCAGTTCGTTTCCCCAAGCCTCATGTTTTATAGCAACCATTGCCCCAAATAAGCAATTATTCTACCTTTTCCTCCACCGCTTCCAGCTGACT